TAATAGTTACCATTGCTTTGATTTTAGGATTATTGTATAATTCATTCATTTCATAATCACTAAATTCTCCATCTATAAGATATACATTAGGTAAATCTTTAGAATTAATAGTCTTTTTAATAGCCCTAATTTTTTCTAAAATTTCATCCCTGCTAATATAAGAAGAAGTACCTACAGATGTTTTAAGGATTAAAGCGGGTCTTTGTTTTTTATTCTTGAAGGTTTCAAAAAACTCTTGAACTAAAACACCTACATTTTTTCTATCATGACCATGACTACCTGACATCCAATGTCCAACAAATAAATAACAAAATGATTCACTAATTGAAGATAAATCAAAAGTTTTTAATTCACTATTTTTTAAAGGTTTATATACATCTAAATTAACTCCTTCGAATATAACTTCTATAGGTTTAGTTAATACAACAGGTGTGCCTGTAGGTTTATTAGTAATTTTATCTACTTTATCAAAACGAGCACTTTCAAATACAGTTTTAGCATGGTTAGATGAAACCCAATTTAAATTCATTCTATTTAACCCTTCAACCCACTCACCCTTACAAGCTGTAGATTCAATACCTGCGGTACATCCAATGTTAAATTTACCAACGGGACTAAATTCATTTGGAATTGTTATTTGCATCCAAATATCAGGTTGGGATTTATTCCAATCTGATTTTGCTAGATGTTCTATTAAGAATTCCCATTCAGGGTTTTCTTTACAAAATCCCCATGAAGTCTCTCCCCATTTTTGGGATAATAACTCAACATCATATTTATTAGTTTCAATAATAGCCTTTGCTATATCTCTACTACGTGCTCCATAACCTGAATAGGTGTCGAATGGGCAACTTATTACAAAACGTGGTTTATTCATTAATATATTATTTTATGGTTTAAAAATTTACCTTTATACTCTGTGGCATTAGTTATTTCATATTTTTCTCTTGGGACCCAACTTTTAAATAATTCATCAAAGGCTGTAATTATTCTTTCCCCTTGATGTTTAGAAGTAAATCCAGCTTCATTACTCATAGCCCATTCTCTACCCTTTAATCCTCTTTGTTTTAAATTTTCTCTACCTAATTCATAACATTCTATAATTCTTTCAGTAGCATCTTCAAAACTACATCTATCATCATAGATATAAGGGGTTGGAGGTGATCCTTGTATTGATCTTGAAGTAGGATAAACAGGAAATGCCCATTCACCATGTTTCTTATATGTACCTCTATGGTTAGATGGAATATCAGCATCAGGTTCAAACCATTGGTTTTTATCATCAACAAATCTCATTTGATCTTGCATTCCACCTGTAGTATTGGCTATAACAGGAGTTCCAGCTAATATTGCTTCTGTAACCGTTAATCCCCAACCTTCATTGGATGTTAATAATATTTGAACATCTGCTATATTATATATAATATTTAATGATGTTTCAGGAAATTTATGATCAAGGATTATATAACTATTTTCATAATCTTCACCTAATATATAATCACAAACTTTAGATAAATCAGTACCAGCATCTGTAACTACTTCAGTTTTCATTACTAACCTACATTTGTCTGATTTTTCTTTAGGTAAAGAATCTAGGAACAGTCTATAAGCCATTATAGTATCAGGAATTGATTTTCTTCTTATATTTCTTGAATTAAAATATAATACAAAATCTACTTGTTGGTCTTTAAATAACAGTTTCCTGAATTCAATTAATTCTGGGTTTGAATCTTTTAAAGGTGTAAATATGTCTGGGTTTTTACCATGTGGTAAATATTTAAAAATAATATTTTTTTCTGACCCCTTTAATACCAGTTTATTAATATTTACTGTTTGTTTTGATATACCCATTAGTAAATCACAAGCTTCATAATATGGTTTGTTAAACATAGGAGCTGGATAATCATCCCAAATATTTAGATATGTAATTGGAATTTTTTTTCTAATTTCCTGCTCCATATTCCAAATATGCATAAAATATCTTGGGTCTGTAAATAACATAATAGCATCCGGTTTTTCTCTTGCTATAACTTCTCTAATAATCGAAGATTGTCCGTATCCATCAACAGGATATAAAAAAACACTAGAGTCTGTTAAACCTGATTCCGTATCAGTTGAAGGAGATAAATCTAATATCTTGCCTTTATCTGGGTGCTTTATAGATCCTGCAATTTGTACCCAATTGAAATGCTGGCATGTATGAAGTACTATTTCTTTAGCAACAGTTGCTACTCCAGAATGTACTCTAATATCATCACAAATTAATAATATTTTTTTTCTTTTATCCTTAGGGATATATTTAAAGTCTTTATTCATTATCATTTATTTCGAGATTAATTTGATTTGTAATTTGTTTTCGGAAATTTTCATCTGTAAGATACAAAAACAGAGCACGATCTGCAAGTTTTTGAAAGGAAAATTTACGTTTTACACATTCAATTTTAAAATTCTCGAATAAATCGCTTTTGACTTTAACACTAGTTAGTGTCATTTTTTTTGGATTACTCATAGTCTTTATTTATTAAAACATTATTTATATATATACGTATGTGGGAACCTACGAAAAATGTTCACCGGCTCCACATAATTCTTTATCTTTACTATAAGGACAGAAATTACAATTCCATTTTGATGGTGATTTGTGATAATCTGCTTCTTTTATCTTCCCACTTGAACTGAAACATTCATTAATAAAATCATGAATAGCATTTTTTGCTCTTGATAGTTTAATTTTACCACTTGGTGGTACAAACTGTTGGACTCTATAAGCTTGATAAGGTGACATAAGATTTTCATCATCAGGGTCTAATACTTTTCTTTTAAGGATAAAGAATTCAATTTCAATCTTATCTAAAGGTATTCCATATTGTTCTGAAAAGTATTGTTTGTATAATAATAATTGGAATTGTTTATTTTCATCTTTTTTAGCATAATCATTCCAACCATTAGTACTTGTCTTTATGTCGATTATCTTAAATGTCTCTGTTGCTTCATGGTATGTGACAACATCAAGATACCCCATGTATAATACGTTATTCAACATTTTATTTGGTGCTACTACAATAGGTATTTCACAACCTACTAAATATGTACCCTTTTTGCTAAAATATCTACTACGTTTTTTCTTAAACCAATCTAATATAGCAACACCATCTTCAAAAAATTCTCTCATTTCTGCTGCATCTGAGAAATGTTCTGATTTGTTTGACTTGTATTGTTTTTGATATTCACCTTTATATGCTTCTTGGAAATATTCTTCCATGTTGATATCTCTATCTGCAGCCGCAAAAGATTTTTCATATGCTACATCTAAATAATGTTGCACCGCTTCATGGACAGCTGTTCCAAATACAGTATGTATAGAAGATGTAAATCGTTTAATTTTATCTTTATACTGAAGTTTCCACCTATGAGGGCACCCTCTAAATATAGACATCTGAGAAAATGATATATTCTTTTGATATGCATAATTAACAGGTGAAGGTGGATTATTTCTAATCTCTTTTACTATTTTTGGGAGCTTTTTCGCCAAATTATTTTTTCCATTTGTCTCGACCTACCAAAAGACCGATTATTCCATAATTGGCAATATCAATAAATGTATCTTCCATACCTTCACCTTTAACAAATGCTCTACCATTAACTAATAGATTTTTTAAACGTGATATTTTATCGGTTAATCTAATACATAACCCAGTTAGTGAAAATTGTTTGTCATCGCTATTATTAACGATATCTCCGCCTAATGTTATGTTGTTTAAACCATAATCCATATGTTTAGCCGCAAACATAACATACATTTCTTGTTGTATCTTAATAAATTCAACGCTTAAATCTGGGTATTCTTCCTCAAATTTATCTACTGCTGAAATTGTACCATGTTTTGAATCCATAATTTCTCTATCACTCATAATTATTTGTTTTGCGTTATTACCAAAATGGCCTATATTTTCTTCTAAATATTTTGATACTGAACTACCCATTGATTTGTGATTTTAGTTTAAATTTACTATAGTATAAATTTAGACAAGTAATTCTGTCATCAGCATCAACTAACATTGTAAGTGCTTCCTCAGCATTCTTATAATAATCCTCTGTTGAATGATCACCAATACCAACTCCTTTATTGCCTAATAAATCTAATGATAATAATGCTTTAGCTTTATCTGCTTCTGCAGATGTCATAAACATATTGTATAGTTCTTTTGTCATTTTACTAATGGTTTTATTTCTTTTTTATTTAATCCTCTATTTGATAATATACGACTAATTTCGTTAGTATCCAAAAGAGTTATGTATTCTTTTGCTTCTTTGCTTGAACATTGAAAATTGTCTTTAATATGATTAACTAAATCCATGTTAGGTTGTTTAACCTTAGATTTAACATATTTACTCCACTTATTATTTTTGGGGATAAATTCTTTATATATAGAATAAATCATCCTTTTTTCTTGGGGTGGAAAATCTTGAACATAGTTTACAACTTCTATATAGTCAGGGTTCATTGATATAAACCTATGGATCATATAACTATTCCAAACCTCCCAATCTTTATCTGTAAAAGATTCAACTGGGGGTTTGGTGTTGTTAATTGCTTTTAACCAATCAAAGATATTTTTCATTAAATGATTTGATCTTTATATTCTTCTCTTAAATCCTTTGGTACTGAACTGTTTAGGATTTTATTAGTTTCAGGATCATAAAATACAGGAATTGGTAAAAGAGCGTCTTCATCTGTTCCTGTTATAAATTTAGAAACTGTACGTAATACAAATCCTTGTTTAAAAATTACTCCTCCTGCTTCTGTTTTAACTTCTGAAGTGTTGCTTAAATCAATTGGAGGTCCTTGTTGTTGTTGTTGTTGCATAATTATTTATTATTTATTAAGTTTTGAATTAACGACATTGTATTTATTTCCTTGTCGATGCGGAAATTTGCTTTATATTGGTGTTCGTTTATTAACATAGCAGCTGAACCTTCTTTACCTGGAGAATATTCAGATGATCTTTCATATAATGATCTAAATAATTCATCAAAATCATCAACATTAGCATCCGCAATAATTTGTCGTATATCATTAAATT